ATACGGGCGGGGAACTTACCGAAAACAACTAGCAGAATTGCTGGTTTCAGTAGGGTGGTGGCCGCCGCACATAGAATTTGACACACGCGACCTGCTGACCGTCATTAGTGTTTTGAATGACCAGTCAAAGGATAAAAGGCGATGAGCGTAACAACTTCAGTCAACGTGTTTGGTGTACAGGCAGCGCTTAAAGAGTTGAACAAAGTCAACCCGAAACTGCGTCGCGAATTTACTAAGCGATACAAAGACATTGTGAAGCCTGTTGTCGTGCAGGCAAAAGCCAAGTTCCCATCGGAAGCGCCGTTGTCGCACATGGCGCGCCCTCATGCACGTTTAGGCGGCTGGGATGGTGGTCTAGTCAAAAAAGGTGTAATTGCCAAGATCAACACGCGCAAAGGCAGAACTGATGAAGTCGCTGTGTTCATGATCCAGCAACGCACAGGCTGGGGCTCAATCTTTGACATTGCAGGCCGCAACAACGCATCATCCCAGTTCGTGCAAAACCTAATGAATAAGGGTTACGGCAACGCATCCCGGGCCATGTGGCCAGCGTACGAATCAAATGCAATACAAATTCAAGGCGCTGTGGTTGACTTAGTCGGCGATGTAATGGCGGAAGTCAACAGAAATTTGGTTATTGATGGCAATTAAAATCCCAATCATTTCGGAATTTAACCCGAAAGGCATCAACGCCGCCAAAGCAGAATTCGCAACATTGCAAGGCACAGGCTCGAAAGCGATGTTCCTGTTGCAAAAGGCAGCGCTACCAGCCGCAGCCGCCATCGGATCAATTGCCGCAGTCATCAAACCAGCCATTAACGCAGCATCAGACTTCCAAGAATCAACAAGCAAAGTCAACGTCGTATTCGGCAAAGCATCAAAAAGCATTAAAAACTTTGCAGCAACCGCAGCAACCAGCCTTGGCCAATCAAAACAATCGGTGCTTGATGCCGCTGGAGTGTTCGGCACATTCGGCAAAGCAGCTGGATTGGCTGGCGATGACCTAGCAACGTTCACAACCGATTTCGTGACCCTGTCAACCGACCTGGCATCGTTTAACAACACAACCCCAGAGGAAGCCATAACGGCCATTGGCGCAGCGTTGCGCGGTGAATCAGAACCATTGCGTCGCTATGGCGTGTTGCTTAACGATGCAGTGTTGAAACAAGAGGCAATGACCCTTGGCATTTACGATGGCAAAGGCGCGCTAACAGCCCAGCAAAAAGTTTTGGCTGCACAAGCCGCAATCTATAAACAAACAGGTGACGCACAGGGCGACTTCCTACGAACCAGCGACGGTCTAGCAAATAGTCAACGAACCCTTGGCGCTGTTCTAAAAAACGTTCAAATAGAACTTGGCACAAAACTATTGCCGGCAATTCAAGAGTTCAGCAATTCGCTTGTTGACATTTCACTTTGGGTACAGCGCAACCCAGAAACGTTTAGCAAAATTGGCAAAGGCTTTGAATACATTTTCAAAATGGTTGACCCTGCGACAAAAGGAATTCGCGGTTTTTTGGGCGTACTAAAAACAATTGCTGGATTTGTTGACGGCGCAGAAAAAGCAACTGGCGCATGGAATCAGGAACTTGGCAGATCATCGCAACAACAAATGCGAATGGCAGACGCAGCAGGCATTTTCAATAAAGGATTGGGAGAACAGGAACAAGCAGTCGGCGGAGCAAAGAAAGAAGTCGAATCGTTCGCCGCCGCATTCAAAGATAAACTGGGCGAAGCACTAAGCGATGCCAACGATGCTTTAAGCAACGCAAAAGACGCTTTCACGGAATTTGCCAAGTCAGTTTCCGACAGCATCAAATCGGCTTTTAGTTTTGCTGACGCACAAGAAGCAGGCAAAGAAACAGGCGCAGGATTCCTAGACGGCCTACGAAGCCAGGTGAAAGGAATCATGGATTATGCCGCCAAGATTCAAACACTTTTAGATAAAAATCTTTCGCAGGATGCGTTGGCCCAAGTGCTGGCATCAGGCGCGGAAGCAGGCGCTGCAATTGCGGATCAGTTGATCGCTGGCGGTCAAACTGCCATTGATGAAACAAACGCGCTTGTTGATTCAGCGAATGCCGCTGCCGACAAGGTTGGTTTGAACGCTGCCACTAAGTGGTACCAGGCAGGCATTGACAGCGCGACAGGCATTGTCAACGGCATACAGGCAGAACTTGACAAACTGACACCAAAACTGATGGCCAAAATGGATGCCATTGCAGCCAAGTTGAAGCGCACCGTCAACATCGATGTTGTGATCACCGAGCGCGTGAACAAGATTGTGGCGAACCTTGGGGGCATTCCTGCCATGGCTGAAGGTGGAATTGTCAACAAACCAACGTTGGCATTGATCGGCGAAGCAGGCCCTGAAGCAGTTGTGCCATTGTCCAAAATGAACGCTGGCGGCGGTGGTGACGTGAACATTAATGTCACTGGCGGTTTGTCAACAAGTGCGGAAATTGGTCAGTCTGTTGTTAATGCGTTGCGCGCTTATTCGCGGAGTGCAGGGCCGCTTGCCCTGAACATTGCCTGATGGCTGGCTTTCCAGTTGTCAACGCTGGCAACTACGACCTGCAAATTGACGCAGGGTTCACCCTTGACGCATTCATATTGGATGACGCGCTAAAAGGCGTTCTAGACAACCCCGACTATGTGCTTGACGGAACAACACAATTTGCGTCAGTAATTGAATCAACCCAATCGGTCAGCGTAAAGCGCGGCCGTCGCGACATTGGCGACACATTTAGCGCAGGAACAATGGCGTTTGAAATTCTTGACGTGTCAGGCATATTCAACCCGTTTGATGAACAAAGCCCGTTTTACGACAGCAACCAAAACGTGCCGGGGCTTGCCCCAATGCGCGAAGTCAAACTGATTCGATACGACAACGCCGACAACCCAGAACTACTTTTTCGCGGTTTTGTTATCAATTATGACTACAACTTTGCACTAGGCGGTTTAGATACAGTCACTGTGTATTGCGCGGATCAGTTCTATTTGTTGTCGCAAACATATTTTGACGATTTTAACCCATCGCCTGAATTATCTGGTGAGCGCTTAGAAACCGTTTTAAGTCTGCCTGAAGTGGATTTTCCTACGGGTGCTAGTCGAAACATTGACACAGGAACAGTTGAATTAGGCCATGATTCGGCATACAACGTAGCAGCTGGAACAAACGTGCTTTCCTATGTTTCCCAAGTAAATGACACCGCAGAATTTGGGCGTGTGTTCATGTCTCGTGACGGCGTGTTCACATTTCAAGATCGGGTCGGCCCAACCCTGTCAGCGCCAGTAGCCGATTTCCGCGACGATGGCACAGAAATTCCTTACAACGGTTTAGGAATATCGTTTGAAGCAGACGCTGTAATCAATAGAAGCGTTGTCACTGGGCTTAATGGGAACACAGCAACAGCCGAAAATCTAACGTCAATTGCAACATATTTCATTCAAACATCAAGCATCACAAACAGTTTGCTACACGAACAAACATCAATTGACACGGCAGCCGATTACCTGTTAGAGCCTGAACCAACGGCCAGATTCACTTCCGTTGAAACAGCGTTTATGGCGTTAACTACCGCCCAACGTGACACGGTTGCGATCATTGATATTGGCAACACGATTAGTATTGAAAAAACGTTCCCTAGCGGTACTGGCACAACCCAACTTGCCCAGGAATTGTCTGTGGAAGGCATCGAGCATTATTTGGATTTAAGTTCTGGCCATCGCGTTTTGCTTAGTACCGCCCCAACAATCGTGGTGTATCCGCTGATTTTGGATGATCCTGTATATGGCATCCTTGACGCGGATAATGCCCTAACATAAGGAGTACTTATGACTGCCAAATGGACTGATTTTGTTTCTGGCTCTGTATTGCAGGCCGCGCAATTAAATGACGTATTAGACAACTTTCAAGACATCGCTATTTTTAACGAAACACAAGCACAAAACACTGCTGGCGGTGCAAGCACAGCCACTACATGGACTAAACGAACCTTGAACACAACGCTGGTCAATAACCTCGGCGCAACTCTGACTACAAGCGTGATCGCATTAGTCGCAGGTACATACGAAGTGCAAGCAATTTCTCCGCTTCTCGCTGGCGGAAGTGTCAATATTCGTCTACGAAACACGACGGACTCAACGACTGCAATTCAAGGTTCAAACAATTATTTTGCTTCGGCAGCCGTTGTTGGCGGATACGCCGAATTAAACGGTTCTTTTACTATTACGGGAACAAAAAACTTTGAACTTCAATACTATGTGCAAACTGGAAGAGCATCAAACGGCTTAGGTGTCGAATTGAATGCCACAGGAGTGAGCGAAATTTATTCAATTATCAAAATTCGGAGAATTGCATAATGGCTACAAAAGCAGAAATTGACAGTCAAATTGGTAATGCAACACGCGAACTTGCACCAAATACGACTTGGAAATATAACCCACCAGGTGATGGTTATTACTGTTTGGAATGGATGGATGACCCAGCGTTGCAACCGACTGAAGCGGCGACAATGTTGAAAGCAACCGAATTAGCAAACAATCCAACGCCAATTGATTGATGAAATGGCGTTACCTCATTGGCTACGCGCTACTTGTAGCGGTCGTATTGTGGGGATGTAGTGGTTGCACAATTAGCAAAAGCAATACAACGTACCAGTGCTTTACAAAACAAGCTTGTGAATAAAACACCAGAACAACACCACGCAGGCTTAATTGTGTTCGTTGGGCGCATTATGGCTGCATGTTTTGCATTCACAATTATTGCATTTATTTACGGAATCCTGTTCGTTGATCAGCCAATGGAACAAGCCCCAACCGATGCCCAGATCATCGACCTGCTTTCGACTCTCTGCGTATTCCTTACAGGCACTTTGTCAGGATTAGTTGCTGGCAACGGGCTAAAATCTAAACCAAAAGAAAAAGGGGCAGACGATGAAAGCAAGTGACAAAGCAATGTTGGCCAGTTATGCGCGATCGGTTGTTGCAGCAGTTATCGCTGTTTATTCCACAGGCAACACAGACCCAGCCGACCTAGGCAAAGCAGCGTTGGCCGCGCTTGTGCCAGTAATTGCGCGCTGTGTAAACCCAAAGGATTTGGCGTTCGGTCGTGGCCGTACCGCATAAACACAAAATCATTTTGCCTGCCACGTTGCAACATGTAACGCCAGGTGAAGTACCAATCAATTTGCTGGCCGAGGTTAAGCCTTACGGCAAATTGCATTTATTGGCCGCGCAAGCATGGATGGCATGGCGTGATCGAGCCTTTGCCGATGGCATCAAAACATTCAAACCAACAAGCGCAGCTGATACTTATCGTTCATTGGCAACACAAACAATCGCGTGGAATGATCGCATGCAACTTGTACCAATTGAAGGCGTAAAACCTCGCGTTTATCAGGGCAAAAATTGGTATCTGAAAAAAGGAAAAGCACCGATCGCGCAACCTGGAAAGTCGAATCACAATCTGGGTTTGTCCTGTGACATTTCTGAAGCATCGGGCGAGCGTTTAGCGTTTATGGCAGAGACAGCCGCGCTGTACGGTTTCACTTGGGAATTGGATTCCGAGCCATGGCACGTCAACTATTACACGGGCGACCGTGTTCCAGCCCTTGTGCTGCAATGGAAAGACGCGAAATCCTTGCAATAGCGTGATGGTTTGCCTACGGTGGATGCACCGACGAAAGGACACAAACCATGGATCACAAGACCTACCACTATGAAGTTTTTCTAACTTCACTTGATGACGGGCAACAGTGCATGGTGCAGATTTTCCGTGACCCCGAAAACGGCCGCGTGTTGCATTCGCAACTTGCTTTCAAGAACGCCTTAGGTAGTTGGGGTGTTCCGTATCAATTGGAGAAAATGTGACATTTACAGCCCCCAAAATTATTGCAAGCCTGATTACAGCATTATGGGGGTTTGCGCTCGCCGTAGGCCCTGTAAACAGCGAATCAGGGCAACCTAGCCGAACCCTTGATGTGCATCCTTACTTGATTGAGCCAACAACAACGACTTCCAGCACGCTCTTTATCGACCCTTACGCCAGCGCACCTGAACAGTTTGCAGCGCTGGCGGTAAACCTTGGCTGGCCAGTCGAGCAATACAAAAAACTGGTCATGGTGATCACACGCGAAAGCAATGGGATCGCAACAAGCCACAACACCAAAGATCCAATGACAGGCAGTTACGGCCTAATGCAGATCAATGGTTTTTGGTGCAAAGGCCCAAACAGTTATTTGCAAAAGGCAGGCTTGCTGACTTCATGCAAAATGTTGTTAGACCCACAAATTAACTTGCGCGCAGGATTGATAATTTTTACACGTTCGGGCTGGTCGCCCTGGGGGACAAAATGAGCGAGGGAACAGCGTGGAATCAAGGTGAACTATCTGAAGAAACCCGCAATTTGGTATTGGAGTCAACAGCAATGGCTAACCACACAATGGCGATGTTCAGTTTGCTGGAAGAAATTGCGCGGCCTAATCATGCGCCTAAAAAGTTTCGTGACGATCACTTGATTCGAGGCTTACGCAACATGCTTATTGATTTTCAATTGAGTGGTCAAGATGACTACGCCGAATGTGTTATTTTGGCAATTGAAGGCCTAGGCGGCCAGATTAAACCCGACTAATGAAAGAGAATCCCGACATGTCAGAACAATTAGAAATGTTTACATCCACGATTGGTTTGGGTGGACACAAAACAAAAGTTGCATTGGATCACCCAAGCGTTGCAGTGCGTCATGATGCCGTTGACACATCACGCGAAGCAGCTGAAAAAGCAAAACCAAATGCCGGCAAGCAACGCGAACTAATTCATTTTTGGATCAAATGGGCTGGCAAATCTGAAGCAAAAGGAATGACAGCAGATGAGATTTCAACACTGTTGTTGTTACCTGCACAATCTGTATCTGCTCGCATCAACGGACTACACAAAGACGGCTACATCAAAGACAGCGGACTACGTCGCAAAACACAATACGGTCGCAACGCCATTGTTTGGGTCGCCTGCTAATGGCATTCGATTTAAGCAACTACGAAACCGTTGAATCCCGATTAGCGCGATTTTGGGAAGCACACCCCAACGGTCGTGTGCGAACCCAAATGTTGAACTACACAGGCGACGCTTGCGTGTTCTATGCCGAACTTTATGCAGACAAAGACGACAAAGACCCAGTCGCCACAGGATGGGCAGAGGAAATAAAAACAGATCGCGGCGTGAATGCAACATCATTTGTCGAGAATTGCGAAACATCAGCGATTGGGCGCGCTTGCGCTAACTTTGTGTTTGCCACGCAGGGCAAAAGGCCATCCCGTGAGGAGATGTCCAAGGTGGCCCGATCGGATAGTCAGGTCACGCTTTCACCGATCGGGT